GCTCAATATGATGCAATCATTCACAATCATTTAAAAATAGAAAAATTTTCTGAAAATCTAACAATCACTTACAAAAAATTACAAGATCTTCGCTATGGTGAAAATCCCCACCAAGACTCAGCAGTCTATATAGAATCAAACTACTCTGGTTGTAGTATCTTGACTGCCAAAAAACTCCAGGGCAAAGAGCTTTCTTATAACAATATAAACGATGCTGATAGCGCTCTAGCAATTCGATCACATCTGGAATAAGCTCGGGCGGCCAAAGATCGCGCGAAATTGTGTCATGATAGTGAACGACTGTTACATGAGGAATGCCATCGGTCTCGAAATGAATAGAGGCATCCGAGTAGAGGCAGCACCAGTCGCCTGGCTCATATGAGTCATCGCGATACTCGAATTTCCACATCCCCCCGCCCAGATCTTCCTCCTTGGTGCGGCGCCATCTCGATTTAGGCATGATGCTCTAGTTCCCAGCCATATCTGAGGGGTATTGCTCCTCGTAGTCCTCGAATTTGATCGTGACGGACCTGTGCCCTCGCGTCTTGCTTCCCCTTGCTGGAATAATCGATCCCGTTGAGGCGCGTGCGTCGGTAGCGCCGATCGATCTCGTCGACAAACGAATCGACGATCTCGGGGATTCCGAGCCTACGGAGCTTCATCGATTCCGCTCCGCGATCTCGTGCTGGAGGTCTTTCGGGAGCTTGAGCCACTTCTTTCTAAGCTGCTCTCGAAGTTTCGCAACCCGATCCTTATACTTCGGAACCTTCTCCTCACTCTCTGCCAGAGCCCTCTCCGCTGTCGCGAGTCGTTTCTTGGCCCTCCAGCGTGCCTGCTCCGCATACCGGAGCGAGTTTGCCGCGCTGGTGACCTTATCCTCGAAATTCCGATAGGCCGAAAGCCGTTTCGTCCGCTGGTTTGGTTTCTCAGTGAGCTTGATCTTCGAGGTATCGATGATCATCTTCAACGTGGCGAGGCCGACGGCGTCGGTCCTAAGGCTCGTCTTGAGCGTATAACAGAGATGCTCAACGACTTTCGGTTGAGCCCATTCCTGAGCATCTGCGCATTGAGCCAGTTGGATAAGCGGCGAGACGGGAATCTTTTCGGGCTTCAAGAGCGCCAACTCGATCTTGGTGCAGTCCTGTTTCCACTGCTCGTAATGGACCGCTGCCCAGTCGGAATGGCCGTCTAATTCCCGGGGCTTCATCAAGTAGCGGATTCTGATCGAGGTCCATTCTTTCTCGTGAGCCACGCGGGTAAGGATCTTCACGACGTCGTCGGTATCGTAGCGCGTGGTATTGATGATCTCGGGGTCGCTCATGATGATATATACCCCGATAACCAACCGAAGGACGATGATTGGTTACTGTCAGAGCAGTATTTAGAGGGATTTCCCCGGCGTCCGCCGGATAGCTATTTCCGGCGGGCCTTATGCTCATGAAGCGGCTGAGCTTTTTTATGCTTGCGCGGCTAGGACTTCCAGAGCAGAAGCTTTTCCCAGACGGGATTCATGAATCGAGCCCGGAAGCTCATGAGAATAGGGCCTCTGCCATCGGATCTGATAACAGACATCTCCAGTGAATCCGCCGCGGATCTTACCCCAGATGCAATAGACCGGCTCGCCATCTTTGATCTTGAAGCGTCTGATTACCTGACCGAGTTGTCGGCCCAGATCTTCATCTTGATAGATCACCCAATCATCTAGCTCAAACATCGAAATCTCTATTGCCCTCTTCGGCTAGGATCTGCAACGGAGTTTTCTTCTTCTGCTCTTGATTTTCAAGCATCTTGCAGATCATGAGCCGATAAGAAGCAGAATCATCGTTCGGACTGAGGCATTTATCGGCCAGCCTGGCCCATTTCTTGAGTAGATACTCATCGGAGCCATATTCTGGGGCCTCAGTCATGATCCGCTCTTCTGAAGAGAAAGCCCGCGCCATCGCAGTGATAGCACTCATATTTCTGACCATCATAATCATCGCTCTTGATGCCATCTGAGCAAAGACAGCACTCAGAGACTTCGAGACCGAGGGCTTTACCTAGTGCAACGATTGCGGCGACTGCTTGTTTCATACGGCATGATACCCGGCCATCAATAAAAAGAATGAGCGGTCTCGAAGACCGCTCACAGAGGAGTATCTCATATAGCTGCTGAGACTTATGAACCTCGGCTTGTCGCTTACATAGCCTTAATCGTCCGCGGAATATTTGTCTTGGGCGACCAAGCTCCCTCATGAAGGGCGCCCAAGAGAGAATCGATGCTCTCGCGCGGGAAAGCTTTCGCCAGGGCTACTTTCGTGCGCTGCCAGATTGTTGGCTTTGGGCCGCTTACTTGAATCGGCTTTGCTGGCTTACGCTTTGGAAGCTTCATAAGCTTTTGGCGCGGGAGCTTCTCAGCCTCGAAGACATGACCATAAAGAGACATTGAACCGCTCCTAACTTGAATGATTATAGCAACCTATGAAGTTGTATCTCTACTCTTGGAAGGAAACCCCTCCTTACGAAGCGAGGCTACCAATCGATTCATGGTCACCAGATATTTCAGATCCACAGTATAGAAGGTCTCGCGGATATTTCGCACTCGATCAGTAGTCTTGCGCGTGCCCCAGCGTAATGAAGCTTTCTCAGTTCCACAAGTCGCCACCATCGCACCCGTTGCCTTAGAGACAAAGATATAGGCGAACGGCTTGATGGTCTTGGCGTCCCATTTCTTCTTTGTATCGACGAAGGCTGGCGCGCGATTGCGCGGCCAGTCCGCCGGACTCGTAAAAGTAAAGGGACGAGATTTGACCTCGATATGCCAGTCTCCAATTCGGAGATCATAAGTATCGAGCCAGGCGCCTGCTTCCGAGATATCATCGCGGATAGAAAGCTCTGGCATTTCGACATCAAACCCGGAGAGCTTCAGGAAGATGAATGGCAGGTTCTGCCAGGCATGCCCCTCACCTACAAGGCTGCGGAAAAGCGCGTCATTCCGTGACCACACAATCGGCTTATTCAGTCGAAACTCCATTAATCACTTGCTGGCAGGCTTCGCGGGTAAGTAGCTTATTCTTCCGCAGCCATGAGTAGAACTCGAACTGCGTTTTAGGACGCCCTGCGTCAATATGCGCAATAAAGGCGCGCAATCGCCGCGCCTTCTGCTCATCACTAAGAAGCTGCGCTTCATGGTGCTTTCGCCGAGCTACCTTCTCTTGATGGGCTAAGACACTGTTCCTGCGGCGAAACGATAGATCATGCTTTTTGAGGATTGTTTGCACCTGCTTCGATGTGAGATTAGTAGACTTACTGATCTCGACCAGAGACTTATTTTCATGAAACAGCTTGATGACAATTGGCTCTGCCCTGTCTCTCGCAGCGCGATTTCTATCCCGACATGAGAGGCCAAGCCTTTTCAAGGCTTTCGTCACAGATGAGCGCGTATTCAGCCCGAGGATTTCAACCATCTCGGTCTGTTCTTTGCCTTCATGGAAAAGGCGCTCGATTTCGGCATCGATATCGTTCGATTTTGCCCGCGCTTCGTGCCATCTCGTGGTTGGATTTCCTACAAGTGGGACATCTAGTCTGACCTTACCCCGCACAATACTATTGATATAGCTCTCTGTACGATCAAACTCGGCCGCAAGCTTACCTCTATTTTCACCCTTCTCCGCGCGAACCCGAATAGTAAGAATCTGTACCCGTGTCAGTGGATTTGCTCTAGCCGCCATTCGAATTTCCCTCTCTGTTCTTATACGCTCTGATGATCTTAGATATGCCTTGCTGCGAGCGGTTTACGAGTTCCGCAATCTCTGTTTGTGTTTTCCCTTCGCGAATCAGCGCCATGATCTGATTGATATCAACCGCATCGGCCCTTTTAGAGATACGTCGCTGAATTGGAACAAACCCTGGAACAGCTACATGCCCTCCACGTTTGCCCTGTCGGATTGGGAGAATAGCGCCAGGTGTAATAGACACGCCAAACTTCTCTTCAATCTCATTGACCAATTCCGCCTCAGTGACACCCTCTCGATCACGGTAGGATTCCTTGATAAAGCGAATACCGGCGTCTGGAATCTTTTGATTGCACCGTTGTTTCTTGTGCCCGGCCGATAGCCACCCTTTAGCGGCTGCATACTTCGTGTGCTGGGCACGCGTTAATTCTTGTAGATGTTGAGGATTAACGCACAACGTATTCCGACATGTGTGAGAGATTTCCTTATCAGCATGTGGCCATCGTCCGCACATCAGAAAAAAACTGACGCAATGGGCACGGCGACTGTAGTCGCGCCAGAAAAACTTACCGTAGTTGTAACTACCGCTTGTGTGTTTTCCGGTCCATATCAAGCATGGGGGGTGCACATTTCCATCGACTAGTGCCCAGAATTTCCTAACCTCCTTGGCGGTTGGTGTCATATCCGCTTTAGCTAAACGGCGGGCCTTAGTTTGCTTTTTCTTAGCCCGACGAATGAGATCCTCGTGAGGGATACCATCCGATGTCTTACTGGTTTTATGCCAATTATTCTGTGCCGTAGTAGCAATAACTAAGTGTCGTGGGTTACAGCACGATCTGGTATTACACAAGTGTGCAACAACTAACCCGTCTGGGATCCTTCCCTCGAATACAGAAAAAGAGATCTTGTGCACGCGTCCTCCTTTTCCGTAATTTCCCCGCCCATATCCAGCTTCACTGCGCGAGGTCCATTCATAGCAATCATTTGGACTGAGATCACTAAAGTTTTGCCTCATGTCTGATAGGAATTTAAGCGGCTTGTCGACACGATATGGACGCCCTTCCATATTCAGATCTCCTTCCTAAAAATGACAATAGGTTCTCGCCGGTTCTTCTTGTTGTTGCTCTTTGTTGGGCGATAGCCCATCAGGAGCGTCAACGTTTCGACCAAGAAAAATCCACATCGAGCCGCGTATTCAAATACTTCTGGCAGCATGTTGTAGTTAACGTTGAGCGCTAAATGGCCGCCAGAGACCAGGTCTCGATATGCGCCCTCGATAAGATGTCTAAGGAAACACTCGTTCCACATCTCAGATGTAGGATATTTCAGGTAGCTCTGCGTTAGCTCGTTTGAGTAGTGCTCGATGTCAAAGTATGGTGGACTAGTAAACACTAGATCCGGAGCAAAGCGCCCCTGTCCGATAACATCCTCCATACACCCCCAAATCAGTGTTACTGGGGAAAGCAACGACTGATTAACGCGCCGTAGACTGTGTAACAAGCTTTTATTGCCAAGTATCGCAGAGGTGTTCGGATCAACACCTACATAAGAAGCCTTAGCGCTGAGTGCGCCAAGCATCCTTCCGCCCCAACCCATACAAGGGTCGAATACGTGTTTGGCGCCCAGATACTCAATGATCGATTTAGCCGCAGTCGGTCGAAAGTTAGATGCGCTCTGGCAGCCCGGAGCAGTAAGAATATGCCGCCGAATACCGTGCGGACGTACATTATCGCCCCTGCGAATTCGAGAACGAATACAACGCTTAAACTGCGCGTCATCGTCAAAGATTTCAAGCGGAGTTTTTCGGTCTCGGCAGCGCACATTGTAGATTTCCGGATGAAACGCTGTGGCCTCAGAGTTTCCAACAGGATTCGATTTAATGAATAACCCATCAATACTTGAGGCGCTCCGGCATAAATTCGGGAGCACCGCCGCAAGCCGTCGATCATTGCACTTTGGATAGGGAAACCCCGCCTTCCGATAATAGTTAAAGGTGCGCGTAACAAGCGCCTCCTCAGCCGCAGAGTCTCTCTCAGGGCGCCCTTTTCTCAAATCGATGTCAAACAAGTCTTCTTCGACTACAGCGGAAGCTGGGTGGACTTCAAATGGTTGACTGTAGTAGAAATCGAAGATCTCCTCTTGGATTGCATCCCCTTTTTCCTCGGCTGTTAGCTTCCGCTTCTTGGGCTTCTTCTTGATTTTTCCCTTTGGCTGATCGGGCTCTAGTAACAGAAGCTGCCTTAGTAACAATTCAGCTTCTTCGGGCGTAATTCGATCTGGTTGAGGCATCGTCTACCACCCTATACTTATGCACGCAGTATAGTGAGTTTAAGGTGGTAGTCAAGACAACAAAAAGAAAAACAACAAAAAAAGCCCCGAGGTAAATTCCTCGGAGCTTTTTTGTTGTCGCCTAAGTGCTTGCTATGGCACTAGTTAAGGTTGCTGACTTTGACCTTGCTGAAGAACTCGGGACGGATCAGAGTGATCTTGTGCCGTGTCCTGATGGCCCGACGGAGCGAGAAATCATTTGGGTCAACGAAATTGGGCGTGATCTCCATAGGCACGTAGGGAGAGTAGATCAGACCCGTGTCCAGGATGCTGGGACCCTGGTAACCCATGAGAATCTCGTCCTGCGGGAAGAGAGGATCGACATACACAACCCACTTGCGGTTGAGGACGCCGCCCTTCATGATCCCGCCCTGGTAAACGTGACCTTCGTCGACGCTCGCAAAACCAGGCATCGTATCGAGCAGAGCCGCGATCTCGGAACTGGTGATGATCCAGTTCGTGGGAGCGCGCTGCGTACGACGGTGGACCAAGTGGCTCGCCTCGGAGAGACGAATCACGAGCGACTGGAGGTGCTCGGGATCACTGACGGCCGCCGGGGTTGCACGATCCCAATCGAGGGTGGCCACCGGCTCAACCGCGTTCAGCGCGGTGCCAGCAATCTCACGGTCGATCTCCGCAGTCATCTCGTCACTCATGTGAGCAACCAGGTCCGCGTCAATGTCGCGGCCCCAGAGAGCACGAAGGTCGTCCGCCGCCTCGACAGACGCCAGGCTCTTGAGCTTACGGCTCTCGGCCCGGATTTCCTGGATCGTGATGTCAAGCTGAACCTCAGGGATCCTGGGGTTAAGCTCGTTATCGTACCGGTACTCAACCAAAACCTCAGCCGTCGCTGCGGGAGCGGTGGTGAAGTTAAGCTGAAGCTGGCCAGCCTGGTAGTTGATGGTACCGCCGGTCAGTGCCGGCGTAGCGCCAGCAACAGCAGTAAAACCACCGGTGCCGTTATCGGTCGCAACCAAAGTACCAGCAGCCGTGGTACCAGCGGTACGAACCAAAACACGCATCGTGCCCGCGAGAACGCGAGGGAACGAAAGGTTACGGGAGAACGCGAGGTTCAAACCGTTACCTGTGCCGACAGCTTCTCCATCGATAAAGTTCGATGAATACCACTTGTTAAACACCTTGTTCATCTCGGAGCCTGCAACAACCTGTCCCTTGTTGGTCGCGTACCGCGGACGGTAGAACGCGATACCACCGATAGGACCGGTCATCGGCTGGACGGACGCGATCTGAGTTGCAACCAGACGAACCGCCGCGCGGCGGATCACCGGGAACACAAACTTCAAGAACGGTCCGACCGAAAGCGCCCGAGTTTCCTCAGAAAGCCGCTTTAGGTGCCGAGCCTGGTTCTCCAACATGAAAGCAGCCACACTACGAACGTAGTCTGCCTGTCCACGAGGAGCGAACTTATCAAGTTCGTTCTCGATCCCCTCAAGAAGGGGTTCCCACTTATTTACGTACTGCCGAACTAGACCGTGGTCTGCGAGGGCGCATCCCTCGGCGGTTTCGGCGATCATTTGCCTTGCCTGGAACATGAGGGTCCCTCCTAGAAACGCCTTCTGCCGTTGCTTCTGTTTCCGATTCCGGCGAGTCGCTTGATCTCGCCCATCGTAGTGTCGAAAGATTCCAACCCTGGCACGGGTTGGCGATCTTCCATGAGTCCGTTAAAACTGGCGTAATCACGCTCGGTTGGAGCTTCCCGGCCGCGCCCGAGAGACCGGCGAATTCGCTCAGCCGCCCCACCAGGCTCTTCGCCACGGTTCTCCCATTGCTCCGCCAACTGGCGGACGCCATCCTTCGATGCCACTCGACCGCTGCGGACTGCCGCCATGATGTCATCACGACGGGGGTGGCCCTGAGCACGGCGAGTGGCATACGCCAGGAGGTCTGCCTCCCGAGCTAGGTTTTGCGCGGCTGCCGTCTCACGCTCAAGGCGCTCAATCTTGTCGGCCGCTTCTGCGAGAAGTGCATCGCGCTCGTTAAGCTCGCTCTGATAGCGAGTCGACATATTCTCGACTCGTCCGGCTAGCTGGGTCCGAACATGACCAAGCTGCTCTTCGAGCCGACCGGCCTTGGTGGCCGCAAGCTGCGCCTTGTGTTCTTCGATCTTGACTGCCTCGTTCGCGCGCTCCTCGGCGCGGGCAGCAGATTCATTCACTTGGCGGATAACGGCGCGGACGCGCTCCTGAAGCTCCTCGACAGTATCGAAACTATCCGGATCGCCGATCATGGAGAGCATCTCGCCGGCCTGGTCAAAGCCCCGAAGCGACCGCTCTACGAAGAGACGCTTCCCGAAATTACGGGCGTGCTCCTCTGCTGCCTGCTTAGCGGAGGCAGCCTCCTCCAACGCGTTAGCGTGCTGGGAGACTTGCTCCTTAAGCGAGTTGATTTCTTCCTCGTGAGCGTCCATAAGAGACCGGCGCTCGGGATCGGGATGGAAGGGAACAATACGCTCGGCAAGTTCCTCCATAAACCGCTTGGCCCCTGCGACCTTGGGATCCGAGAGAAGCTCGGACTTGGCGATCTCTAGTGCCTCAGTCTTTGTCTGCTGGATTGCATTGAGCAGCTTGGCGGCGAAGTCATCACGAAGAGATTCGCGGCACTCGGCCAGCACCTCTAGTTTGATTTCCTCGCGCAGCTTGTCGCGCGCCTCATCAAGCGCCTGTTTGTATTCAGCTTCAACCTGTCCGCGGACGGTTGACGAGGCTTCTTCCTGAAGAACTTCGGCGCCGACCTGGCGGGCGCGGTCTTCGATCTGCTCGATAAGGGAAGGGAAACGAACGCGAAGCTCGTTTTCAGTCACCTCAGCCGGGTCGATGTCCTCCGAGACGAGGGCCGGAAAGGCATCGCGGCAAGCCGGATCTGCGACGAAATCGAAGCCGTGGAGTTTGAAATCCTCTCCCACGACGTGGTTGCCTGACCCGTCCATCCGCGTCGAGCCTAGCCCGCGCGAGGACATGCCAATGGAACAGCCTCGCCGCAGGAAGGCTGCAAGATCCTTACCCCCCGAAGATTCCTCGACGATCTCGTATTTCCCAAAGACGGAACCATCAGACTCTACGCGGAGGCCGAGACAAATAGCCCCTGCCTCGCGGATTCGGCTGTTGTGTGTAACAGTGAAATCGCCGAGAAGGAAGCGTCCATCGCCATCAACCTCGAACCCGTAGTAATCACCCTCCTCAAGAGCAGTGATCGAGAATCCGGTTCTGGTTGCGTCAGTGTTTCGCTGACGAGGCGCAGCCTTCTTGTATGCAACGCGCGTTGGAATCTGCTCTACGTCGCCAAAGATAGTTACCGTGCTGTAACTACCCTCATACCCATCTTGACTTCGTGCGACCCTCTGTCCGCGAGTAGCGCCAAAACCCAACGACTTGGCTACAAAGTAGAGTGCATCCGCCCAATCGGCGCGCTTCTGAGTGATGTAGAAGCAGTTGTGGTTAAGCTCGCCATTGGTGTCGATGAATCCAGCGAGAAATTGAAGACGAGTTTCCCGACTCCCGCGAAGAATGGAATCTGGAACTGTCTGCTCTGCACCGACGAGATCACGCATTGCGCGGAGCAGTTGGTTCTCTTGTCCCTTAGCGCCCGTGATGTAGTAGGTTGACGCTTCAGTAGTTGCCTTAGGAACTTCGTTGACGCTCAGTTCCCATCGGCGAGCGGTCTCTTCGCAAACTGCAATGACCTCGGGGTCAATATTCGTCAATGCGACGGAGCGCAGTCTCTCACCTTCGGAGACCGATTCGGTATTGCTTTTCGAGCCGTCACCGAACCACGCGCCGACAAAATATGGATCGACGCGCGGAGGTGGTAGATCGTTGTCAAACTCATCGACGCCGACACTAAAGAGCTTGTAGCGGCTCTTAAAGTAAACGCCCTTCGCGATGTAATCCTCAACGGGAATGTCAATCAATTCGCCGGTGGACGTCTGAATCAGCGTAAGAACGTGCGGTCCGTTACAAACGAACGACTCGCCTTTAATCGGGTCGACGCGATAAAGCGGCGCCTTGCCGGAAGTTGTCGACAGCACCTTCCGATGCTTTCCGTCTGGACCGATCAGACGATCACCGGGAACGATGCTCTCTACAGGAAGTACACGTCCGTCAGAAAGCAATACAGGCGTACCTTTTCCGAGGCACTTCCCGTCACCTGGGTGATCGACAGCGGCGAGTGAGGCGCGGTTTTTAATCTTCTCCTGAAGACGCTGGATCTCGCGATCCATGATACGGCGCTCATAAAGCCGTTTGTTTGCAGTAGGAGTTCCGCACTGGCCGACCTTACCCTCAACGATCAGAGGACCGCCGGCTCCCTTTCCCTCCTCCAAAACCTGCATCATGGTCAGGCCATCGGATTCGGTGAGCATGTTGTCGATCAGAACTTCTGGCTTCCTTGCCTCGGAGGCGGAAGCGCGGAAGCGCTGTTCAAGCAGTGGGCTCATTGTTTTGATGGTCATGGTATTTACTCCAGACTCAGTCGATAACCGTACCTAACTCGACTGGGTCCTTACTCCACCGTGTGCATGGCTTCAATGCCACGCTCCATGTCACTGTGGATCTTGGTAAGATCTGCCTCGGCAACGCGGAAAGGAACTTCACCCTCGGCCAGATGGCTCAGGTAGTTCTCGGCGCTCTGGGCGATGCTCTCAAAGAACCGGGCGATCTGAACGCGTTCGTCGTTCTCATCCAACTGAAGATTCTTCGCCTCTTCGATTCCCTGGTCATCAGCAATGACCTGAACGATTCGGTCGACGATCTCACGTGAAGAATCCCGCGCGGTCTCAAAGCCCTCAATCAGCTTCGACTGGGCGTCGATAGCACGGGTCGGGCGGTCGTCACTGCCGATGTTACGAATCTCATCGAGAAGAGAAGAATCCGCCAGACTCTCGTTAAGGTTAGCGACGGCTTGATAGGACTCTTCCTTCTTGCCCTTCTTCTTCTTCATGGCCTTGAAGAAATCGGGCGTGCCCTTCTTGGACTGGTCGTCATCGTCATCGTCATCGTCATCGTCGTCGCTATAACCACCCTCCGACGGGTCGCCCTTCTC